GGAAATGACCGGCGTCTACATCATCAACGGCAAACCGTCGCTCTCATCAACGCTCATTGCCGCCTCAATCAAACGCTCAGGCAAATACAACTTTCGGGTACGTGAGCATGACGATATTGAGTGCAACATCGAGTTTTTCGAGAATGGCGAGCCGATTGGTATCTCGCGCTTTTCTCTTGAGGATGCAATCAAGGCGAAACTGACCAGCGGTAAAAACGCTCATACCTGGTCATCGTACCGGCGCAACATGCTATATGCGCGGGCAATCTCAAACGGCGCGCGCTGGTTTTGCCCTGATGTTTTCGGCGGGCCGGTATATACGCCTGACGAGCTTGACGTCGTTGTCAATGCCGAGGGCGAGCCGATCGAGATACCCTCAACGCCGGTCGTGGTCTCGGTTGACCCGATCTCAATCGAGGCCGCGGTTGAGGCAACGGCGGCGCCAACTGCAAGCCCGACGCCGCCGCCCTCGACTGACTCAACTCCCGAGATTAAATGGAAGATCGAAAAACACTCCCAGGTGACAATCTGCAACTTGACGCAAGAGCTTCAAAAGCTCGGCGTGCTTGAGGCGACTTGGCGCAAGCGTATGCGTGACGAGACCGGCGTCGAGTCGCGCCGCGAGCTGACCGGCCCTCAAGCCGCCAAGGTCATGAGGGCTTTTGCAAACTGGATTGCCGACTTGCGCTCAATGCAGCAAGAGACAACCGGCGAGACGCGCGACGTATTGCAAAAGCAGATCGACAAGATCATCCGCGAGCTTAACCGCTCACACGCGATTGATTACATGGATGTGCGCGGGGAAATGAAGCGGTTGACTGGCAAAGAGCGGCGGGTACTTCTCGACCTCGACGAGTCGCTTAAAGTGCGTGATGCATTTGGCGCATGGCTCGACCGCCTTGCCGCAAATGACGAGCGCGAGGCAATTGCCGATGAGGATGTACCGTTTTGAGGTCGGTACGTGCTCTCAGGGCGCGCGCCGAACGGCTCAAGACCATGCTCGCCGAGGTCAGGTCAATCAAAGACCTGACCCGCGACATGACGCGCGAGGCGCATGAAATGCTCATCGAGATCGAGCGCCAACTCGCCGCCCTCGATGATGAGATGTCAGTTGTAGTTTTTGAAATTAACCCGAAAGAGACAAGACTTGACGACAACAAAGCAAACAAACGACCACGTAATCAATGACCGCGAATCGCTCGCGCTTGCTGATGATGCTCATCAGATACTCGACGAGAGCAAGGTCATTACCATACTTACTGACAACCAGTACCGCGACGCGGCTGAAACCTTAAAGCGGATTAAGAGCAAAGCTAAAGCAATTGACGAGCGGCGGGTTTATCTCAAAGCGCCGGTACTTGAGCAAGGGCGGCGTATTGATGAGTTTTTCCGCGAGCCGCTCACGTTTCTTTCTGACGCTGAGCGCGAGGTCAAGCGCGCCATGCTTGACTATACAAGGCAACTCGAAAAGAAACGCGATGAGGCGGAAAAGGCCGCGGCTGACGAAGTCGCCGCAAAGCGCGCGGCGCTTGCCCGCGAGGCTGACGCCTTGCGTGCTCGGGCCTCAATGCAAATCTCATCAATACTTGAGCAAGCCGACGAGGCTGACAAGCGCGGCGATGCTCAAACGGCCTCGCGCCTTATGTCGAGAGCTGACCAGGTCGCCGAGTCGCTCGATATACAGGTTGCAATGACCGTCGACCGCGCGGCTGACGTCGTCAAGCCCGCCGTCACGGTTTCAATACCGCGGGTTGTCGGGCAGTCAACCTCGAAGATTTGGCGCTTTCGCGTTGTCGACGAGAGTGCCGTACCTGACGAGTACAAGCTCATCAACGAGAAATTGCTCGCTCAGGTTGCGCGCACGACGAAAGGGTCAAAGCGCATACCGGGCGTCGAGTTTTACGCTGAGGATACGCTCTCGTCGACAAGTTACTGATGACACTGTCAGATGAGGTCATATCAACCATGAGTTATGTCGAGGCGTTGCATGTGCGTCGCGGCTTGCTCTTTCAATCAATCGCGGCTTGCGAGCATGTCGAGCATCGGCCCGTCATGTTGCGCGAGGCCGAGATGATGCTCAAAGAGGAGCGCGAGGCAATCGCGCTTGTTATTGATGCTTTAAAACGTATGCGGGTTGAGCCCGAGCCTAATTGGCCTGACGAGCTTTGACCCGCGTTGACCCTTAATTATCCCGAGGGCGCCATGCTGTATTTGTTTATTTCGACCGGTCTCTTTGTGGCCGGTCTTTTTATTGGCGCCCTGGTTGTACGCGTCAGAATGCAACCAACGATTGACTCATTGCGTGAGGCTCATTGGCGCGCGCTTGATCGCGAGGCGGCGCTCAAGATGACCGTTGATGAGTGTCGCTTGATCGCAACCGAGGCGCTTGCGAGCTTCAACGATACGTCAAGGTACTGAGAGATGACCGAGCGGGCGTATGAGCGCGTCATGGCGGTTGCGCTGGCAATTCTGACCGCCTGGGCGGTTTGGGCGATGTTTCGAGCGATCGAGGTGCAGGTTGGCAACCGGCCGAGCGCGTATGACATCAGGCACATTTATACAAAGTAGAAAAGAGATCGAGATGACGAGGGCGAAAGAGCCGAAAATGCCCGCTTTCATGTTCTATCCGGGCGACTGGAAAAAAGACCCGAATTTGTCGAAATGCTCGCCCGCAACGCGAGGTATTTGGATTGATTTAATCTGCGCCATGCACGACGGCGGGCGTACCGGAACATTGACCGGAACGGTCGCCGAGCTTGCCCAAATATGCCGCTGTACGAGGGCCGAAATGCGTCACGCACTCGCGGAACTCGGGCGAGCAAAAACCGCGAATGTGACATTTAGTGACGGCCGGTTACAAAAATGTACGGTCATAAATAGGCGAATGTTACGCGAGGCTAAGTCACGCGAATCCGCAAGGATACGTACCCGCGTATGGCGCGAGAAACGCCGCGGTAATAGCAGCGGTGACGAAAATGAAATTTCGCCTCTTCATGTTCATGTTCATGGTCATGTTCATGTACAAGAGGCGGGGTTTGGGTCTGAGGATTTAAGTAAAAGAAAAAAAAATAGAGAGAGAGAGAGAGGGAGCGCAAGCGACTCTGTAACGGCGAAATCGCGCGAGGATAAAGCCGTCGCTGACGCTCCCTCTCTCTCTCCTTTTTTTTCTTCAATCTCAGAAAAACAAATCAAAGAATTTCAGGCGAGCGAACTGTACGCGCATCTCGACGTAAATTTCATTTATCGCAAGATGCTCGTATGGTGTGAGGCGAACGACAAGCAACCAACCAAGCATCGGCTCTTGGGTTGGCTCAACTCCGAAAAGGCAAACGAAAGGGCAACCCGAAATGACGACCGCGGTACACCCGATCAAGAAAAACGCGTCGCTCGAAGTCTTGGCTCAGATAATTAACGCCGCAAGGCGCCGCGGCGGGTTTGCGGCGCTTGGCGATGCTGAGCTTGCGGCTGAGGTTCGAGACTGGTCAGAGATACTTGCCACGGTACCAAACGACCGCATTCGAGAGGCCGCCCAGCTCGCATGGCGGCGGCGAACCGTACGCGCAATATTTCAACCGTACGAGATCATCGAGGCATGGCATGAGTTGCGCGAAAACGAGCGAGCCGCGGTCGTTGTGACCGAGGCGCTTGACACGTCTTGCTATTATTGCGGCGGCGAGGGCTGGCAAATAATCGCCAAGACTGACCCGGGTACCGGCAACGAGTCGACATATGCGCGCGGTTGCTCTTGCAATTCGGCGCCAATCGCCCGCCGCTCATTGCGGGCATATTGTGAGCCGGAATACCGCCGCCGACGTAATAGCGTCATTTGGGAGAGGGCCGTATGACGATTACGTTGCCCGAGCAAATCGCATGCGTTAAGCGCGAGATTGCCATGCGCCATTCGGTTTACGGTAAGCGCGTACGTCAGGGCGCAATGAATGAGCAAGGCGCCCAGGTTGAAATCGAGCGCATGAAGGCCGTACTTGATACGCTCGAAAGCATCAACGGCGTACACGTCGAGGCGTTGCTTGCTGATATTCGCTTGTATCGCGCGGCGCTGGTCAGCATTGCAAACGACGCTGAGCTTGATCTCGAAGATTGCCGCAACGTTGCCGAGCGCGCGCTTGCGATGATTCGCATGCGAGAGGCCGTATGAGCGACGCGGCTGACCTCGAAATGATTCTCGTTGGCATGCTCATTGGGTTTGGGTTGCTTTGTGTACTCGTAATGGCGGCGCAATTGTACAAAGAGGGCGGGCATAGACGACGATGAGACCTTTACCGCGATCAATACCGAGCGACACGGCGCGAGGTCACGTCATTGAGACGCGATACGGCGGGCGCTTGTTTCGCTCGCGTACTGAGGCGCGCTGGGCCGTTTTCCTCGATGCTCTCGGCGTCGAGTGGCAATACGAGATCGAGGGGTATCGGTTGCGCTCAGGGCCTTACTTGCCTGACTTTTGGGTTGAGCCTTGGCGCGCCTGGGTCGAGGTCAAACCAATGGCTGAGATTTCACGCGCGCATCGCTTCGTCAGGCAACTCAAAGAGCTGGTCAAAGAAACTCACGCTGACGACGGGTATCTCGTATTTAACTCGCCTGACCTCATTCGCTCAAACCTGATTTACAACTCAAGCGCGGTCGCGTTTACGTATGTCGACGAGAGCGGGCCGCTTATGTGCTACCCGGACAGCGAGCGAGCAATCGACGCTTACCGGCGCGCGCAAGAGGAGAGATTCCAATGGTCTCGGCCTGGTTTCCGGTTTTCCTCGTAATCATCGGGTTGATTGGCTACTTTGCGTCGAGCAACCCGAAAGTTGCCCGCGTTGCTGAGATTGCAATCGCCGCGGGTTTGTTTGCAATCGCGTTTGCCCTTGCGGGTAAGCTCATCACGTTGCCGTAACAAGCGGTGACAAAATTGACAAAACGAGTCGCCCGAAGAAGCGACTCGACACGGCTTTCAACGCCTCTGAGGATTTGTCATGGCTTTATCAACTGAAGGTAAGCTCGTCAGTATCACGAATAGGCTCAACTGGCACGGCGCGGCGCATCAATTGAATCTTTTTGATTTTTGTAGACCGCCTAGAAGGGTACGGCTTATGAATGCAAATCTCAGGTGTAATTGCCTAACGCATGAGTTTATCACGCGCTACGAGACCGTGACGTATACCGGCAAGTCAATGAATACGGTCATCCGTTTGGAGCGCCGCCGCGTTTTTATACGTCTCAACCCCGACGAAAGCCGAGCAAAGGCCCTGTATTGCAAGGTTCAAATATCACTAGCTTTGAGCCTTAAGGCGATACCCTTGCCCGCAATACAAGAAACCTCGCTCGGCGATGCAGCAATCGCAAGTTAAGCGGCGTGATTTGGTATATCTGGAAATGCCTCGAAGTCGAAATTAAGCGAGAGTTGTTGACCGCTCTCAAGAAATTGTTTTCGGAGTTTGAGATGCGCGTCGCTTAGTTTCGACTCGTGGTCATGAATCATTTGATGAGCTTTGTCATGACACCATTTGCACAGCGTTACAACGTCGGCCGGTCGCTCTTGTCCGAGCCGGTCGTAAGTGACGTGATGCAAGACGAGGTTGTACGGGCGAGACTCGAAGCAACAGTAGCAAAGTTTGCCAATGCGCCATTGCATGAACGCATGCCAGTAAAGGCATGTCTTGAGGTAATGGTCGTAATTGTGGTATCCAATGGCTCGGGCCTTTTCGTCGAGGATTTGCGGATTTCGCATGATCTTGCTCCTTCCGAGTTAGTGAATTTTGCTAACGAACAATCGCAAAATATCACGAAATCTTCGGATGTCAACAGGGTCGACCTCGACGAAAGGCCCGTCTTTATTGCGCCTGAGTAATCATGATTACTCATGATTACTCATGATTACCCAAAAAAAAATATTTTGAGCCGACCCCAACAACAACCCGCCGAGCGTATCGTCAACGCGCCTCGGAAACGCGGCCGACCGCTCAAGCAAATTGACGAGCGTCAGGTCGTCGAGCTTGCCAGCATCGGTTGTACGTACCGCGAAATGTCGGCAATTCTCGACGTCAACATCGAGGTACTTGACCGACGTTTTTCCAAACAGATAACTAAAGCAAGAGAAAGCATGCATATGAGCTTGAGGCGCTGGCAACTCAAGACCGCGCGCAACGGCAATGTTGCCATGCTCATTTGGCTCGGGAAGAACATGCTCGGGCAAACTGACAAGCAAGAGTACACCGAGAGAACGGTTGATTATTCCAAACTCACAGATGACGAGCTTGAGGCTCTCGCCGCGGCCGAATCAATCTATTGAGGCTGAGGTCAGGCGGCGACGTATCGCGCGCGAATTGCAGCGCCGTCAACTCGCGCATCAACCCGTCTTGCTCGCGCATCAACAACCGCCGAGCGGCTCATGGTTTCATTGGGTATTGCTCTCAGGGCGCGGCGGCGGCAAGACATTTGCCGCGGCGTATTACGTCGACAAGTATGCGAGAGACAACCCAGGTCATCGTATCGCGATCATTGCGCCGACGCTCGGTGATGCGCGCAATACTTGCGTTGACGGCGTGACGGGTCTCTTGAGCTTTAACCGACGCATTGAGATCAATCGCTCGTCAGGTCATTTGTTGTGGCCGAGTGGCGCTCAGGGTCAGATATTCGGCGCGCATACCGACGACGATGCTGAGCGATTGCGCGGCCCGCAACATCACCTGGTTTGGTTTGAGGAAATGGCCGCGGCGCGAAAACTTGATGCAAGTTGGCAGAACATGCGGTTTGGGTTGCGCCTCGGGTCGCGACCGCATGCGATCATCTCGACGACGCCGAAGCCGAGGCCGTTGCTCAAGCAATTACTGAGCGACCCCAATACCGTAGTGACCAGGGCAACAACGGCTGACAACCCGTACTTGCATGAGGCGGTACGCGGCGAGTTATACCGGCTGTACGAGGGTACGCGCATCGGGCGGCAAGAGCTGGGCGGCGAGATCATTGACGACAACCCTGACGCGTTATGGTCGCGCGCTC